CACTTAGTGCGACACTATTACTTTCTTCTTTTTCCACCTTTGCGAGATTTCTTTTTCATAGATGATTTCTTTTTTGATGGACGACCTTTCTTTTTTCCGTATGTTCCTTTACCTGATGGCATCGTATTATCCTTTCATTGTGGTTTTAAATGTTACAAATTTAAAATTGAAAGGCTTATTTTTAAAAATGATTTATTTATAATAAAAAAGCCCCAAATTAATGAGGCTTTTTTTGACAGTCAGTTGAACTTAATCAACCCAGTTATCAGCTTGGTTTAAGCAATCGCAATAGCATCTTTAGATTCGTAGTCTTTGTAACCATTAGACTTCATTCCCTTGACTTCAGCTTTTACTTTTTCTAGCATCCCGTCTTTATCAAAGCCATTAGTCATATAATGATGCAGTGAGCAATGTGCACTTAGGCTAGAGTAGTTATCTACTTTTTTAAGACCTTCGTTAGCACAGTTGTAAAGAGACCACATGTTCTTTTTAGTGAACACTGAGTGCCTAGCATTCTTCCAGTCTTTAAAAGCAATGTTAGCTGCAGTAGGTGTCAATACTTCTCTACCAATTAGCTTACCGATGATTCCGTTACCATCGTCATCACTTAGTTCAGTTTTCATAAGATTTATCTTATCATTTTCGAACTGCTCAAGCCTGGCAACCATTAACTTACTAGCCATCTTAGCGTAAGTGATTATGTCCTCCATCATATTAGGAGTGTGCTTACGTGCAAAGATAACTCCGTCCCAGGCGGTCATTCCGTTAGTGCA